CGGAAGACTAGATGCTCCAGAACTTTCGTCTTGATCTCCAGACTCATCACTAAGAACTGTGCCTACGTAAGTAATACTGAATTTTGTAGTACCTTTTGCGTTTTGAGCTTCACCCCAGTTAGAAGGAACACAGTTTTTAACAATAGCGATTGTTTTTCCTGACTGCCTGTCTTCTACCTCTAATTGAATAGATTCAAAATTTAAAAGATCTTGTAATTTTGGAGCAGAAGGAAGAACATGAACTCCTTGATCAATAAGTCTAAACCCCCCACATTGCACTTGGACAGCTTCGTAAGAAGTTATTGAAATTTCATTCGGAGAATATCTACCCAAGGTGTGTATTGGTTCTGTTCCTACGTTTCCGCCGTATTGACAGCTATCAAATACTCCTACGTATTGTCCGTTAACTTTTACTTTGGCTCGTGCGCCTGTCATTGTTGAACTCATTTTATTTCTCCTTATATCCTAAATTATGCTGATGCGCTAGACTGAATTTGGCTCAATTCTAATTCAATAGGAATGAACAAGATAGCCGTAGCCAGTTTAGCTTCAAGTTTAACTTCTGCAATAGGGCCATTTATAACAACACTAACGTTTTTATACCCTAAAGGAGCATCGTCTGAAGCGCCAATTATTTTTAGCTTTCTATATTCTTCCATTTTTTTAGAAATAAAAGCAATAATACCAGCAGAAGTAACGTCCGCCAAAGACTGCCCTACAGCGAATTTTTCAAGAGATTCTGAAAGTTGAATTGCAAGAACATCCGCCATATAGACAGCTTGTAATGAATTATATACAAAATTTGTATCAAATCCGTAGGTAGTTTGATCGACTACCCATTTATTACCGGCTGTTTCTTGCTGCATAAAGAATAATCCTGCATCAATTGCATCCTCAACGTCACCTGGATTTCCAGAATCAAACCCTGAAGGATCTTTGAAACTGATAACATTTGCAAATTTATTAGTTAAAGATTTATTAAATCCTGCAGACTGCATACCGGCTGCAATACAAGCAGTATGCCACGGTTGATGTTCTACAACAGTTCCTGTAGAATTAACCTGGCTCGATTTTTGAAAAAACATATTTGCTCTAAAGTTAGATAAAGAAGCTGCAGCAGCTTTTATAGCTGAATAACTGGCTTGTTTACTTAACATAGCTACTCTATTTCTTTTCATTTTAGGAGTTGACATTGCAAGAACGTGAGATTTTACAAGAGCGTTAATAGCATCGATTGTATAAGTTGAAGCTGAATCTGTTAGCCCATCTGCAATATCTTCAGAAGCATCTCTAGAAAATAACGGAATCACAAAGTTAACTTTAATACCTTCAAGAGAAGGAATAGCATTTGCGATATCAGCGGCGGTAGTAGATCCTTTTGCTCCTCCTGCTAAAAACTGAGAGGTCATCATTTCTGCTGGCAATCCTGCCATAGCAGTTGCTTCAAAATCAAGAACAGCACTTTCAGCAACTTTAACTTTAAAATTATGAAGCGCTCTTTTAATTCTTCCCGCTTCAAATCCTCCAGATGTAGCAATTCCAACAGCCGCTACTTCGTCTAATTTAACAGGACTTAAATTATTAGAAGAAGAAACTGAGGAAGCAGAGTAACCTTCTTGAGAATTAATGAAAGCCGCAAGGTCAGACATAGTTGTAAATTGATTTAAAACAATACTTAAATCAGAACCAGCTCCACCTGTAACTGTGGTAGTTAAATTACCGCCAGATATTGTTAAAGTAGCAGTAGTACCCGCATACGCTACGGTCATAGCCACTTGTGACTCTACTATAAAAGATTCACTTGTATTCGTATCCTGTCTATTAATAGATAACTGAACTTCTGGTTCTTGAGAAGATACAATAAGTTCTTCATCAAAACCTAGAACTGCTAAGTCTCCTGCAGTAGAGTCAATAAGTTCAAAAGATTTGCCAAAACCCTTTCCATTAGCATCTGAATCTGCATCAACAGAAATAGCAAGCGCTGTACTAGCAGAAACTGCTGCACAATTCATTCCAGCCGGTAAGAGGCCTTCTATCTCAGAAGCAAGGTCAGCAAGAGAAGCATGAGTACCAGTGCCTAAAGTGACTGCTACTTCGGCTCCACCATTTAATCTTATAGAAAAAGAAAGACCGTCAAAATCTGTAGCAGTAAACGGAGCTAAGCTATTTCCTGTAATTGAAGGAGCAACCTCTGCCTCCACTTGGCTTACTTTAAAAAAGTATTTATTTCCATCAACACCAAAATTCTTATCTTTTAAAGCACCATAAACTCCTGATGGAGAAGCGGTTATATCTGCTTCAGCTTTTGATCCGCCATTAGTTTTAACAATATACACTTTGCCAATTGATCCTTGGATATTAGTGTCATTGCTTGGAGAAATAAGAGCGGCCATAGCGTCTACGATTGGTCCTTTTAAATATTTTGCCTTTACTCTTGTTAATTGAGTAGCAGTAAAAAAGTTATCTTTAAGGACATCTTGTGTAAAATCAGCGCCGCCATCGGCTTCTCCGATAATAACAATATCTCCAGTACTAGAAATGCCTACCGGGGTTGATTTTACCGTTACGCTTGGGTAAGCTCCGGGAATGTTAGTGTTTACGAAACTCGTAGTTAGGCGTTGACTCATGATTATTCTCCTTATAAATAACTTAATTTATAGTTGATATACTTTTTAGCTGGTCTTGTTTGTTTATTAAGAAGCCTGACCAGTGTTCTCCTTGGTATATTTAAC